CTGATTGAATCATAGAAAACCCTACCGGTAAACCGAAACCTGGTGGGACTGATTGAGGTATAGGTAATCTTTTTACTAACTTCAATAAGATTGCAAATATTCTTACTAACGCTAAAACTGTACGAGCAAGTCTTTTAAATTTATTTACCCTTACATTTATGTTGTTAACACTGCTAGTTACACTATTTACTCTTTGTTGTAATCTGTTAGCTTCAGGAAGTGTTGGGCATGCTTCTCTTCTTACTTTTTGTATAGAATCGTTTACTAAATCGTAGACTTTAGATGTAGCTATTTCTTGCACTGCACCTACTTGTTTAGCAACAGCGTTAACTAGATTAGATTCTTTAATGTTTACGTACGGCATTACTCAGTAAATACTTTTTTAGATGATAATAATTTAATTTGAGTTCTTAACTGTTTGATACCTCCTAGTAAAGCTGTCGATGTAGCAACTGCTTTAGCTACGTATACCGGAGGTGGTCCAGGTTTTGATAAAGTTTGTAGTAAAGTATCTAGATTATCGACTAAAGTAGTTAACCAATCTTGAGTTGTTTGACCTTTTAGTACAGGTTCGTCTTCTCTTTTCATAGCTACATAACCTAAGTATATTTTTTTACCGTCAATCGATACTTGATCATCTCCATCTAAATGTACTTGTTTAGATGCTAAACCTATATATTCTTTAGCAGATATAAATGCTCCTTCTTCTTTAGCATTAAAAAATAACCTACCGCCATTTACCACTACTTGATCTCCTTTGTACACTCCTGCCAGATCAGCTGGTTCATCCCATGATGCTGCATTAGTATTAGCTTCTTCTAAAGGTACTTCATGGTCAGATACCATGTATATAGAAGACCCGTCTTCGTTAATGTCTTCGGATGATAATGATGTACCATCTTCAGGTTCTTTCATTTTATTTTTAATAATGATAAAAGGTTTACCGTTATCACTATCTTCAGTAAGAGTATTGTATTGATGCTTTGTTCCACCTAATCTTATAGTGTTTCCATGTCTACCTGATATAAGTATATCACCTGGGTAGGTTTGTAAAGGAGCGACAGTATCTACCTCTTTGAAATCTTCTCCTAGATCAGCAGCACCTGTACCTGACTGTAGTGTGTCAGGGTATGCATTATGGTGTGGGTGGTTCCAAATATTTACTATAGAAAACCAATAGTTTTTAGTTTGAAGGGAATTAACAGCTCTATTTTCAGAAGGTAGAGCAGTAATAATTACTATTTCATTTTTTAGAGGTACGTTTATTATATTTGTATTACCACAATAGGCAAAAGGTAGTAATGCATCTTCATCTTCTGAATGTGCTTTATCCAATGGTCTATACCTTATACCGTTTACAGATTGAGATCTACCGAACTCATCCCAGTATGGACTAGATTCATCTAATACTACATCAACTACTCTTCCAAACTTGAAAGTTGGTGAAGCTCCAGATCCTTTAGCTGCAGATATAGCTTTGGCTAATATACCTCCTCCGAAATTAAACATCTTCTTCTGTTGACTCGTCTTTTACCTCTTGTATCTCTTCTTTTGTCTCTTCTGATTCCTCTAATAAATCTTGTAACTCAGAGAAATCAAACATATCACTACCGTCACCCTTGGCGTTGGCTGATTCTATTCTCTGAACAATGGTTGCTAATTTAATTAACGCTTCATCATTCTTTACACCTATCTCCATATACTCTTTAATCATAGGTACTATTAAAGTAGCATCTCCTATATTTTCTATAAGAGGTTTTAACTCACCTATTAAAGCTTTTACTTGAGCTCTAGTGCTGGTAGAGTTGTTATGGATTTCAGAAAAGAGATCGGATAAGGTTTTACCGTCAAATATTTCTTTATCTAAACTCATATTTTTAGTTTATTATAAATAGATCAGCGTACTTTATTGACGATTAATCCTTGATCATATAGTTTCTGGTACTTTTCTCTGAAGTCTTCTTTAAGTACGTTTATTACCTTAGTGAGTAAAGGAGTCTCACAGTCGGTCATCTCTCTTATGTAGATATAGAGAGCTTTCTTTTTAAAGATATCTAGATCATTTCTAGTCTTAAATATAGTAAGAACTGCATCAGCTATCTTAATATCTTGTTCTTTAGGAAACATTTCATTAAGCTGATCGTACATACTTTCAACCCAACGGTCTAGAAACTCAGCTAAAGTAATTCCTGCTGCTTCTCCATCCTTATCGGTTATTTTAGAATCATAAGATTCTTCCATTTCCGAAAAAGATCCTATTTGTTTAAGTCTTTTATAGTTCTTATTGTTATAGTTTATTAACCATCTCTTAACTATTGTACCAAAATAAGAGTATGCCTTTGCTCCATTAGTAGGATCAAACTTCATTATCTTATCTTCTAGTAAAACAGAAACTATCTCATGTTTTAAGTCCTCTATTTTCTCAACATCTGTGTAATAGAACTTAAAAGTGTGTATAATATTTTCTGCTAACTTATAAAAAGGTAGGTATATATGGTCTGTAAATATCTTAGCTCGATATTCTGGATCTGAGGAGGTGTTATACTTAACTATGTAATCTTCTGTCTCCTTTGTAAAGTAATTAGCTTTGCTTTTCTTTCTGGGCATTTGTAAATCGGTCTAGTTCAATTTGAACTTGTTTCATTTGTTCGAAAAAATAACCGACCTCATCATCTGATTCAAAAACCCCACGTTCATCTAGACTTTTAAGGTGCATTTGTGAATCTACTATGGTTTTTTGTACGTTATCTAAAGTATTTTGTAAATCTGTTACTTCGTCTTCGTACTTTTCCACTTTAATTAGTAGATTTCTTAAAATATAAATAAAAATAATTAGGATACCAACTAATACTCCGGAAATAATATTATAAATTGAAAAAATATCTTGCATCTATAGATTTTTAAGTGTTTTTGCAAGTCCATCCGAGGCATTTACACGTTTCCCTGTTGAAGATTGTGTCTTTTTCACCTTTCCTTGTTGGTAACCTTGTAATCCTACTACGGTATCGTATTCTACCTGTGAAGCTAAGAAGTCTGCTACATGTAGGACCTTAATAATGTTTGTTTTTTGTCTGGATGATGGGTTATAACTGAAGAAGTAAGCTTTATTAGCCTCATCAAACACACCATCGTGTAATCTAATACCTAAAAACTCTTTTTTTGTTACCTCAATACCGAATTTCTGTAATACAAATAAAGAACGGTCTGGAATTAGCATAAAATCTAACTCTGGATTGTTTGTATACATTTCTGCTAACTTATCTTGTCTCCATTTATCGGTCTGAGGTAGGTAATTCATCTTTTCACCATCACCTAGTTTACCTAAGTCATGGAATAAAGCAGCAAAGACAAGTTCTTCTTCGGTGAAATCAATGTCTCCACCCATCTCTTTATATAACCGCATCTGCTTTACTGCATATTCCACAACCCTATTAACGTGATCGACATATCCACCTGGAAAAGCATTATGGTACCATGTCTTACCACTAGCAGGAGCTAGAGCATAGTCTTCTTGAAAAGAATCTATCATAGACAATACCTTATCCTTTCTGTCGGTAATATAGGTATTAACTATTTTTAAATGTTTTTCGTAGTTTTGTTGGATTTTTTCTTTTGTCAATGACATATATTGTATTATTTATTAATTATTATATATATTTATATACTTATATATTATCTTATATCATATATCTTATATAATCTATTAATATATCTTTAAGATAATAATAATTTATCGGAGTATCAACTATTCCACAATAAATTTTTCTTCTCCTATTTCTTCCCATACTTCATACATTGCATCCCACTTGACTTTCATTGCAATAGTTACTGTATCTCCAATCATCGTAGGAATAAAAGGTCCTACTACTCGTCTACTTTTAAGTACTCCATTTTTTTCACTAAACTGAATAGTGTGAGGTTGTACGACATTAACTTCTATACCTGCAAACTGAGTAAGAGGTAAATTTTGAAACGTATGAGGAATAAGATTACCTGTTTGAGTCCAATCACCCGTAAAAGGTTTAAATATAGGAATCTTCATAACTAAAGTATCTCCTATTTTCCAAGAAGTATCACTATGGAAGTTAGCTTGAACGTGAGATATCCCATTATACCTATATTCCGGAGAGACAGTAGAAGCTTCAACATCAATAATAAAGTAAGGAAGATACTCTCTCGTCCAATCAAGCTCTACATGATAATAACCATTAGCATCTTTATCGGTAGGAAAGATCATTATAGCTTCACAATCTCCGGTTTCGCATGCGGGTGAGGGTAGTGGGTCTTTAGAGCAAGATAGGAAGGCCGCCGCCGCAAAAAGCGCAAGTCCCCACGAAATTTTCTTTTTAAACATAATGTAAGTATATATCATCAACCTCTTTTTGTATATCCAGCACGACTCTATTATGTAATTCATCATAACCTCCAGCCGTAACAACTCCTAACCCATCATATAGTGATATAGTAAGATCTATCTGTTGACCATCTATATCGGTTCTGAATCTTATCTCGTTATCTTCTG